AAACTGCGCAGTTCCATTTTGATGCTGCTTTCTTTCTAATCTCGTGTGCTCTCTTCATTGTGTTTTTCATGGCTTGCTCCTTTGTTGTTGTTTCTCTCACTCAATAACTGCAATATACACCAGTTTTTTTTCAAAGTCAAACTTTTTTTAATTTTTTTTTAAAAAGTTTTTTGTTTTATTTGTTTTGTTTTTGTGCTAAATTGATTTTAGTTAAAATATAAACAAAGGAGATAAAATGATAGACTGTCCATTGTACCTTGGAGAAAAATTAACAGTTCGCCTGGGTAGCGATAAAGTGTTAGCGTTGTCCATAAAAAAAGGGTCTGGTCAATACAAAGATGATTACATCGTAACCATCAAACCAAGAAAAATTGATACCGGAAAACCAGGACAGTATTATTTAAAAACAAATTACGAAGGAGGCGCAACAGATACCGAAATAACAGACAACCTGAATCAATTTGATGTTGAAAAAATTGAACAGCTACACAAGAAACGACTGGAAGGACTTGGGAGACTATAACAAGTGGATATATGAGAATTACAGCTAACAAAGGATAAAACTTATGAACACATCAACAAAGATTTTTGCAACGCTGTCACTGTCAGCAGCGGTCGGAGAAAAGATCAAAAAAACAGAGAAAAGACAAAAGCTGGTTGAGGCTGGCGAAAACCTACGCTCAGCTGGCTATATCGCGACTGGTGCTTATCCATACGCGAAGCTATCAAAGCGCAAAACAAACGAAATCGCTGATGCGGTTATGCGTTTGTTATCAGCCCCAATGAATCCGCAGGAAATTATATCAATGCTGCTTGCCGGATTGATTGATATCCGCGCAAAATGCCGAACTGAAAGGCATAAATTGATAGATCCAGTGATTGATACAGGCCAGGCGTGCCTGGATCTCTATAATGATGATATAGATCATGAAGCGGCCTGGGAGAGATATCAGGAGTGGGTCAAATGATGTCCCACAAAGCCAGTGCTAAAACTCACGTTTTCAATCGTATCCGGGAGCGATACGGACGTGTTCCGACGCTGGCCGGAATTGACAGAATGCGTGTTGCGCTAAAAACAGGTAATTGTTTTTTGTGTCAAGATGATGGAGAAGTTATCCGTGGGATTGTCCCATTTGAAAATATTTATATGACGGCAGTATATCACAAGCGGATGGACTGTATGCTTACAGTCGGTTGTCCGTTGATCGAAAAAAGGAAATAAAATGAGCGAAAGAAGATATAGAAAAAATGAATTCTGCATTGATGTTAAATGCAAGTATTATCTTGAGAAAAAGAAGACGTGTTACTTTTACGGCACGCAGAGCTGCATTCATACTGCGAAAGAGTTGCACACGTGGTTGAAAAATAACGGATTCAAGATTGTAAAAGGATAACAATAGGTAACATCCACCGGCACACATTATGATATGCCGGTGGATGAAATCAAGATTCGGCTGTTTGTCCGAATATCCTCTGAATATTAAAAACGCACTCCCCAACCAGCGGCAAACCAGATCCGGCGGTACTGTCATAAGTGGCATAAAATGACAGTACCCGATTACCACGGTCCGAATCCCCGAAGATTGCCAGATCATCCCCGGAAAGAACAAACTCCAAGGATGTCATGGAACTGGCGGCAATGGTCCTGCTGTTGTCCACTGTTCCGTCCGTCTTTATAAGCTTCCATTGTGGACTGGTAAGCTCCCCGAAGACCAGGGCAGCACCATCTTCATCAGTCGGTGAGATTGTGACAATGGCAGTGCCTTTTTCATTCGGTGTTATGCTTATTGTCTGGATGCTCATGATCAGGCATCCGCTGCTGAAATCGTGTACTGCACTTCCAACGTATCTCCGTTGTCCGCTGACTTATCCCCACCCGTAAAATTTGCAACACAAAGCAACGTTGCGGTGTTCAGAGTTGCGGCCCCACACAGGAACGCACCTGAAATAGTCTGTGTATCCGTGTCAATAGCAAAACTGGCCTTGCTTGCACTGTTTGTAATAGACTGAGAAGAAGCAGCCGCCTCTACGTATTCCTTTCTGTCTCCGGTATAATTGGTGTTTTCCGTCCAAGTACCGTGGCTTGCCAGCGTATCCCCAGCCCCAGGATCGCCTGTGTTTTTTAGGCCAACATACCAAGGCGAAACGGCAGTTGTACCGTGCAGAACCACATCCAGGATATGATCCAGCCCCTCATTAGTGACAATGTTCTTTGCCGTGTCTTTCCATTTCAACTCACCATCCGGTCCAAAACATTCTACTTCAAAAACTCCACCTACTTTAAAACCTGATTCCATTTGTCTATCTCCTATTATTTGATATTGAAAACAACTGTTGCTGTTTTCATTGAAAAACTCACCGATACTTTACCATTCGGAAGCTGTGACACTTCCATTGGTGTTGCTGTTACATTGAATCCGTCTGATATTGCTGCCCTAAATTGTGCAATGGTACTAATCGCTGTTGCAAATTCAACCGCATCATTGACTTGCACATTGTATGTTGCTGTGACCGATCCTGAATCGCTAAAATTGATCGTTTCTGCGGCTTGTGCCAGTAACTTAATTAACCCTGTCACTGACCCTGAAACCGTGAAAGAGTCACTTGCTATGGCCTGTGTAATACCTGCCCAAAAGGCAGTGTCCGATACTGTGAAGCCATCTGTAGCTGTGGCATAAGCTGTCAAGATTGTCGCCGATGCGTCTGACAAATTCATACTGTCAACCAACGCTGCTACCAGATCCGCTCTACAAGCCACCTCACCTGTTATAACAAACCCATCAGCAACTAAGGCAGCTGCAATACTGGCCCAAGTTGATGAGTCGTCCAAGGAAAACGAATCTGTTGCCTGTGCCTGTGTTGTGAGCAAGGCCGATGCAATATCAGACAGACCCAAAGCGTCTGTGATTGCTGACAACAAATCAGCCCTGGACGTTACTGCATCAGACACATTGAAAGTATCAGAGCACAGCCCTGTCAGAACACCCAACACATCCGCTGTTGTTACTGCCGATAATGCAAACTCATCACTTACTTGTGTAGTCAAGTCTGCCCTGGATGTTGTTATGTCGGACAGGTTAATGATTTCTGTTACTATTGCCTGAGCTTGAAGCGCTGCAAGCAAGGTTTCTGAAAATTGCACATTGTCTTCTGCAATCCCTGTTAAGTCTGCCCTGACAACCGAAACATCAGAAAACGTCACATTGTCGGAAACCAAGGCAATGACTTTTTGTAGTGCTGCGGTTGAATCCGATACGGAAAAAGCATCCGAGACTGACACCGGATATGCTGCTATGCGGCCAGGTAAATCCGCCATGGTAAAACTGTCAACCAGAGCCGATATAAACTGAGCCACATTTTCATCAGAGTCTGACAGATTAATTGATTCTACCGCTGCTGCTTGCAAGATTGCTGTTTTTGTTGCGGAATCTGCAAATGTAAATCCGTCTGTGCAAGCTGCGGATATAACTGCAATCTCCCCACCCGGTATCGAATAAAACCGCCTGGTGATGTGCTGGATAAGGGCGTAGGGGTTGTCGTAAAGATATTGCCGGTTGTCGTCAGATACCCATCCCTCAAACAAAATATATGTATCTAAATATCCGTTCCAGAAATTTGATGACCCGTATTGTGCGCCCCAATAAAGGCGGTTTAGGTCCCTCGGGTTAGATAATGGGTATGAGGTTGATAATTTTTCATTTAAAACATATTTCACATCGCTGTCTAACCCACAGGCAAAATGCTGAAATTCACCGATGTATTCGTTGTCGCCCCACGACTCTCCGGGCAGCCAGTCAATTTTTACGGTACCGTGGTAATAAACATGCCTATTAAATTGTAATGAACCGTCAAATACCAATCGTGATACATAAGTCTGGTTGCTTGAATTACCGAGATAGACACACGCCTCATAGTTATTCGTATCAACCTCTTTCAGCCGTATGATGTGTGTTAAATCTGCACCGGCTGAAAGTGTCTTTATCAGTGGCACATATCCATAACTATTCGTTCCGTTAAAATATAAACAAGACCCTTTTAAGCGTGACCATGTTGTATTTGTCAGTGCAATGTGCTGGTTGTTTCCACTGTAATCATACGCTGTGTTGCCTGCTGCTTCTAATATGGGCCAGTACCCAAACGGCATTGGAATCCCCATCCTATCCGCATTCTCTCGGATTGCTGCTTTGACATCCTCGACTGGTCCCCATGCCTCCGGCTTTACATCTGGATCACCAGTCCAATATTTCCCACTAATCAAACTCACTACTGAGCCTCAATCAGTTTCGGTGTGGCATATAATGTTGATGTGAAATCGTAACCAACAGATGCTACTGCAAGTTGTGTATATTGATAATTTAGCATAAATCGCCCAGCACTATACCTATCAGCACTTGTTTTTATGTTTGTTCCGACAGTGTGAGAATACCTCCAATCAGTCCAACTTGTGCCTCCATCTTCTGACCCACGCCAATAAATTACAGCAGTCGCGGCTGTTGACGGTGCCGATGTAACATCCAGCTCAAGGTTAACGTAATCAGCCCCAAGACAGTTCTCAGATCCAACGTCGTATGTATTATCATGTGTTGTGCAATTTGTCGTTGCTGAATAACTTCCATCTTCAGGATATTGGCCGGCTGTTAATGCACTTGATGATTGAGCAGTTATTCTATCTCTTGATTTAATCCTAAATTCAGTTGGCATATTATTATCCTCCTATTAGACCAGCAGATATATACGCCGATGCTAATTGATTGAACCCTTTTGCTCCAGGGTCATCGCTGAAAATCATCCATTCAATTTGCGAATTTAATACCGGGTCTGTAAGAGTTTCATCTTCTGGATTTAGTTTTTCATTATTATCAATTTTTTCTCCTATCTCCGGATTTGTAACTACTATTTTTGCCATATCTTCGTATTTCACTTGTCCTGCCCAAAGAGCCTTTGCAAGCAGTAAATCGTCTGGATCTGGCGTCTCATCTGCGAATATAACCGCTGCTTTTTGATACATGTAATATGCACACCGATCTTGAAACGCTGGGTCTTTTGACTTTGCTATTCTTTTTAATGCATCAGCCATAATCTTAATCCTTTCTTATTTTTTATTACCAAATTTATTCATTGCGGCCTCAACTATACTCCCCATATAAGGACTCGCAAAATAAAACGACAGTATTAACATAACAGCACCTTTCATCGTTTCTGCATACCCGCCGACAACATTAGCCGTTTGAATGAACGCATCTGGATTATCCACCCATATTGACAATGTGGACATAATCACTGTAATAACATATTGCAGCAACCATGTTGTTGTGATCATAAACGCCAATATTCGTCTGGCAAGGTTTTGTCCGCTTGTGGCAGCCAACCACTTTATCACCATCTGCCTGGCTTCTGTGATCGCAGCTGCTTTATCTTCTGCTTTTTCTTCGCCAGTGTAAACAAGTTTATCTAAGCCATTTGATACATTATCAATCAAAGCAGTTGCAGCCTTGTCAGTGCCAAAAACACGTCCTGCGGTTTGAGCAATTAATCCAAGCATTTTAAAATACTATGCCCTTTTCAACTCGGTTAATCCAACCACACAAAAATTTCAAGTTGCTGTATATCTCATCTTTTCGCCTGCGGGTGTCATTGATGCAAATGTTTTTATAATGGAAAACCTTGCGGTTGCTAAATTCCATAACAAACAATTTTTCTGTTGGTTCATCGACAACATAAGAATTTATTTTCTCAAGTGTTTTTGGCCCAAGGATTCCGTCATCATTAGCACCAACAATTTTTTGTGCAATTTTCACAGAAACTTTTATGCCTGCATTGACTGCAAAATCATAAAGCATAAACGCAACATTTTGAAAGTGGATATCATCTCCTTTAATAACATCCCAATAATTATCTTTATAGAATTGATATACCATTGCTTCGATACGTGGACCGGTAGTTTCTCCACCATCAATCAATAGCCATCCCGGCCAATCCGGCCATGCAACACGTGAGATCCCAGCGAATGTCATACCTCCCATATCCCCTGATATTGTATGTAATTTATAACCGCCCTCAATAAAAATCACCTTTTCAAAACATAAATCAAAAATAGCCATGATTTATTATTCCTTTTATCATCAAAAAAGTTTTATTGCAGCCATTAAAGCGATAATAGCCCCGATTGCAACCCATTGCCGTGCTAAATTGTTTCTAATTTGCTCCCTGGGGCAACTTGCGGCGCAATCTTGTAATTTTTGAATTATTCCACCATGGCCAAAAGCTTGATCGTATTTTTTCCATAATCCATCAACCCTTGTTTCAAGAAATGAAATCTCCTTTGCTTGAACAGCAATTGTTACTAACGATTTTTCAATATTAGAAAGTTGTTCGCTTTGTTTTGCGAGTACCTTTTCTTGGGCTTTTATGGCTTGAAACATTGCGTCATGATCTGTCACAAAATACTCCTATTGGTATTCATAAATACAAAAAAACGAACTATCCAACTACAGATATCAGTTGACCAATATTTTAGTTTTTCCATGTATTCATTTCTTCGTTTAATGTATTTTAAATAGCTTGATATAGTGCTCCATTATATGTCATATACTTTCCTATTATCACGATAGAAGATAATCTATACCAATATTACGTCTTTTCTACCAGTTGCCAAAACTCCATTTGATTCTAAAACCCCCAAAACAGCAATAACCTCCTTATCATCTAAATCTACGTTACTACTAAATGACATTAAATCCCACCAGTCTTCTACCTTGGCATAATTACCACTTTTCACAGCTGTTCTAATATATCCACGTTCTGTTGATGTAAATCTCTTTAAAAAATGTAACTTTGGGATTATTCTTGGTGCCACTTTATCTTGATCTGTCACATTTAATACCATTGACCTAATTTCAGCATCATCGGTTAATTCATCAATTTCTGATTCGATACGATTTGACGCATTGCGGATAGCTTCCTTGAGTCTAAAAACATCATGTAGTTTTTCACCATTAACGCCAATTTCTTCTCGTTCCCGTGCGCGGTCAACCCGCCAGGCAAGGGCTTCTATTTTGGTCTTTGCGGATTGTTTGATTCGATATTTTTGTGCAGCTTTTAGACTGATATCACGTTCTATTAAGTTCGCGATAATACTATCATTATAATCTTCTATTTTAAGCCCTGGTGCCGCCGTGACTATTAATCCTTTTGATTCGGATTGATAATTATCTGGGACCAACTGCATAGTATTTATTATTAATTTCATTTATTACCCTATATTGTGAATCTAAGTCCCCAGAAATAGTGAGGGCTTGTTGTTCCATTACCAGAAAAGGAAATAACTGGTTTAGCTCCATCTGGTGATTCCCCTGATGCTACATAGTCAACTACTATATTTTCATTTAGAACATAGTATACATCATAAACCAACTCTAAATAACCATCATTAGTGCCACCGGTTGATAACTCACTGTTTGCTGTTGAATTACTATATAGAGTCCAATTCTCATTATCATAATCATCCATAAATTTAGTTCCTATAGTAGTGCCATCATACACGAACATTGCGTATTTAGCATTGTAAGCACTATTAGTAGAACTTGTTCTGCACTTTAACGTAACGCCTGATATGATAGAACAATCAAATGGAATTTTAAGTTTACCCTGTATACTATTTACACCTTCTTTATCACAAAAGTCGTTAAAGTAATTAGCTATTGCATCAACAGCCGTTCCAGTTGACCATACAACTGACAAACAATATTGCGATGCAAAGAGAAGTGTTCGCGCAGTTAAACTCGAAAGGATAGACTCCATAGCAGAAGAACTGTTTGATATTGAAGTCATGGCCCCTATTAACGAAATGATGTATGTCATATACGTTGCGTCAGCTACGGCTTGGTTAAACCCAGATAAATTTGTGATATCATCCAACCAGTTTTCCAGCCATGTCCCGTCGTCCGTGCCTAAACCAATAATGACTTGATAAGCGTACGCCTTCGCGCCATCAATCATGAGCATAGCCGGTACATACGCAGACCCATTATATACACGCAAACTTTCGTCCCCGGTATCATACCAGAAGTATGTCGGAGTTGTTGGTTCTGTTGCTGACACTGTTAACGGGCTTTCTGTCTCAATATCAACCCAAGATCGTACCCCACCAGTTGTTGAAGATAGCACTTGGCCATCTGATGTAGGATTCCCTAATTCAGCTTCATAGTTCGTGCTGTGTTTGTCATTTCCGTGTTCTGTAGGTGTTCTATCATTTGATAACCTGGCATCACCGGTATCAATTAACGTTGCATCTGATATTTTGGTGTTTAAATCTGCTAATGTTGTAGCTGTATGATCATTGCTCCCCAAGCCGTGGGATTGTTCGTGAATCTTGGCAAGTTCAGTGTCTAAGGCAAGAGATTTTCCAGTCTCTTTATCAACCTTGCCATCTATACCGTGGGCATCTGTTGTGTTCCCGGTATGTGTGTTAAGGTTCCCCTGGACAGTTGCTGCCGCGCCTGTAGTTTCAAAGTCTGTTGCTTTTTTCCCGGAATCCTGAACATTCTTCCCGGTTGTATCAGAAAAAGAAACGAAATTACCTGTAGTGCTTGAAGCCGGTCCGATAACATCACCTGCCCCGGCCCCGTCAACTCCCTTTTGCGCCAACAAGTCCCAATCTGTTGCGGAACCGGAAGGCTCTTGCGTTGTTGTTGTGTTAGCTATCCATGAAGAACCGCTATATGTAACTGCATCAAGAACTTGATACGTCCCGGCAGACCAATCACCTTGCCACTGATCCCATGCGGCACCTTGATCACCTTGAATGCCTTGTTCGCCCTGTGGACCAGTTTCGCCTTGAATGCCTTGGATTCCTTGAATACCTTGTTCCCCTTGAATGCCTTGGATTCCTTGCGGACCGGTTTCCCCTTGTGGTCCGGTTTCTCCTTGGATTCCTTGCGAACCAACCAGATCAGTATAAACATAAACCGTGTCACCATCTACCCTGACGCCAAGCTCCGTACCATCCCAATTATATTCCAGGCCAGGGCCAGCATCTCCTTGATCTCCTTGCGGACCGGTAACGACTATTGACCGGTCCTCCCACGCAGAGTCATTATATTGCTGTAATTGTTCATCGACAACGATATAAAGCTGGTCAACTAATTCGGATGGATTCGACGTAAAATAACTATCTCTTTCTGACGTATTGGTAAAAATATGGTCAGACGATATGTTTAAAATCCGGTTGTTTAAATCGTTCAGAGTTTCCCTGATTGCGATCATAGAATTGTCGTAATCGGTTGCAGATAAATTTGATCCTTTACCTGACCTTGTAACAATATCCCAAGTCAATGGAGAAGATGGTGATTCAGATCCATTAAGTTTGATTGGATAATTAGGCATCAATTCACCTTATCTGTGTTTTTGTTTATTTTTTCCATCTTTTTTTCAATGTACTTTTGAACTTTTTCAGGCGTCCTTACAATTGATGCAATTCCTTTAATTTCTTCACTTTCCATGGATACGTCATGATCAGGTTCTATGATACTTCTATTTGTGTTTTTTTGTGATATTATGACACCATCTTCTAAGATCCTTGTTACTTCCCTTATCTGAATCGTTCCGCATTCCAGAATTTCAATTTTATCTGTTACTATTTGTTTTTCAAGCATATTGGCCCCCATTAAGACGTAAAATAACTGAATCCAAAGTTTAACGATACACCAGATTTCACACCAGAAGCGACAGCCACCATATTTCTATTTTGGTTTCCTTGAAATCCACAATACACGTGGGCACCACCATTAAATCCATACATAACCATTGATGGTGACTCTGTTAACCCAGAATCAAAACCGTTATATGACGCCGATCCTGCACAATGTTCAGAGTTTTCAGTTAATGATGCTACGCTAACAGGTAATGATAACATTAACGTCCCGCTTGGGCTTGAAACTGATGAAACTCTTATTTCTCCTGTTATTGTTACTTGCCGTCCAATGATTGTATATGCCAGGGTATTATATGATGAATTAAGAGTTATTGATCCACTACCTGGCGTTAATGATGGTGTGTACGTACCTTCCTCATATGTGTCTAAATTATCATCCCCAAGGTTGATTTCGTTTATATATCCTGTGGCCCAGCTGTCACCAGATGCCCCCAAGTTTTGGGTACTATAATATGGAATGATATCATCATAGCATACGATATCATAAGAGTCGCCAGAGCTTAACGTCAGGCCACTTTCACCGTGTAAGTTTAGTTCATTCCCAGACCCAGTCTGAATTTTTAATGAAGACGCACCACAATACAAAAAGCCATTATCGAATGAAATGGATGAACCAGTTCCGTTAAGATCAATGTTCCCACCATCATCAATTGTGATATCAGCCCCATCTCTAACTACAACACCCAACGCGGAATCAACTATTATACCGTTTGAAGAATCTACCGTAACACCATCTAATATACCCCTTACTGTTACATCGTTAAACTCAGCGTTCCCGAGATAATCAACTTTCCAGCCAGCTGATCCAGAAACATAATTATCTGATGCAATGGACCCTCCTGACTTTAATTCAATTGTTTTAGCGAAAAGATCATCCACATCTATTGCATCAGCCAAGACGGTTCCGTCAACAATCAAATTACCATCAACCCCAACTGAGCTAATTCCATTGATAGTGCCGACTGTAAAAGGTGTATTTAATGTTGATGATGACGTTGAGCTCACAACTTGGAACTTATCAGCATGGATAATAAATGTGCTTGTATCAGACCCTGCTCCGCCTGCAATCATCTGCATACCGACAATATGATCATTAGCATTAACTAAAATAGTTCTTTGCGCTTGAGCCGTTTCTACATCAGCCTCGACAGCATTAAACTCAGTTATACTGGCATAATTACCTTCTACCTCTGCTGCTATTCTGGCGGACGCAATGGCCTGGGCTTCAGCGTCGGTTGTGAATGTTGAATCAACATAAGTGATAGACGCTTTATTTGATAAGGCAGTGTTTACATTTCCAAATTCTGCATTTATTTGGGTGAATGATGAAACAGACGCCGCGTAAACATTAGCTATGGCCGAGTTAACGCCCGTTATAGTTGCTTTAGTGCTTAAATCATCATCAACCTGATTAAATTTTGTATTTATGCTTGAAAATGAGGAAACAGATGCACCGTAAATATCACTCTCAACAGAGTCCACATACACTATTGATGCGTAATTATTTTCAACATTTGTCTGCAATGCTTCCGTGACTGTTATATTTCCGTCAAGATCATCTCTAATGCTTTGTGAATATCCCATCACATCAGGAAATAACCCGGTTAATCCGGTCCATGTGTCATCTTCAAAAAGATCATTTTCCCATGTAAATTCTGTATCAATTAAATCAATTCTTGTGTTAAGATCTGCGTATAATTCATCTTCAGTTAATGATCCGTTTAATAAATTTAAATACGCAGTCGGTTCAGATGAAGTTGACCCTTCAATGCCAGATGTTAAACCTTCTGGATACCAGTCGGACACATTACCGTATGAGTCACGGATACGTGTCCAAAAATATTTAGTCTCCCCAATTGATGTGTTTGTGATGGAAAACTCGTTACCAACGATGTCAGCCAATAAGTTTGCATTGTCACGGTCGTTATCGTCGGACATCCACAATTCCAACGCCTCAAAATAAGCATCATTGGTATAAGTGAATGCCAAGTAGATTTCATACGGCATTGACGTTGCGGTTATGTCTGTTGCCGGATCGACTTCCCTGGTAACGGATTCGTTAATTGCATCGGACAGGGAAAAACTATCAACAGAATCAGAAACGGTGGTGACAACTGCCGGGGATATATCTGACCATGAATCCATATATTCCAGAACGATAGCTGTACAATCTATGGACATGTCCTTATTGATCGTCATTTCCGTCAAGATAGCGGTATAATTCCCACCATAGAGGCTATTATTAACCGTTATCACCATACCAGGCACAAGATCCGTATTAGACAAACTTGTAAATGTGGATTTAAAGGAAATTGTGTTTTTCTGTCCAAACCGTTTTTGGAAATAAAGCCTGGCCGCTTTTTGTGCATTTTGTGACTGCCCGGCCATGGGCCATGCTTCCAAAATTTCGGATGAAACCGATTCGTCTGTTATGCTGTCATCAATCGCAATCGTCGTCTTTCCGGTCAAAACATCTTGCGGTTGCCCTGATTCAGGCCAATGGACACGCCCGGTATTATGTGCATGCCGTGCCACTGATCCGATGCTAAACGATTCCAGCATCACGTTTGTAAATGTCTCTTGACTCGTTGCGCTAAACTGTCGAAGTTCAATTTTATCTGAACATGTCAGGTATGAGTCACACAACGCGAGTAAATTTGATAATATAGATTCACGGGATTCTTTTTCGTAAAATCCACCATTGAAAGTCAAACTTTCTGAGTCGTAAATAGTTTCAGCTGCGGAAAATGTGGTTGAATCAATATCAGAGCTGTCAATGCCTATGTCATCAAGGAAAAACTCAATCCAATCTGCCGGATTAGTCATAGTTGCCGTGGACGTATTGCTGTATTTACACAGCATGTCAAGCAATCTCCCTGATGAAGCCCACACGCCAGCGGCTCCGTCATTTATCAACGGTTGTAATAAGGAATATCCGGCATTTGTGGCCTGTGTCATAGTATATTCAGACTCAAGCCAGGTTGAATTTGACGGCCAGTCCCGTGGGCTTTGTACCTCTGTTATAGTATATGTTCCTGAACCACCAAGCACATAATAAACGCCAGAACCAGTATTGATAGGGCGTATGGGAATATAGGCCGTGCCAAGCGTTACCGGAATACAATAATCATCTCCACCATCTCCGCTTGTGCTAGGCCACACTTCCCTTGGGGATTTTGTTTTTGGGTAATCACCGTCAATGACATCCTGTAAAAAATCCTCGCATTGGCACACAATGGCTTTATAGTATTCTATTGCACTGACAATCTTAAACTTCCAAGCCCTGGATTGTGTTCCGTCAATAATCAGACGAATAGTGCAATATTGTCCTTCAATGCTGCCTGCAGAGTAAGTCCCGGATGTATTTGAGATTGAGAAACTGACATCGTTAGGCTGAATTACTTTGCTGCCGGATATATCCCACCGCATTGCTACACCAGAAAACGAGTCCGACAAAACGACTCCGGAATATGGATTGCCGCCGTATGTTACGGCTTTAGTTGATAGTTTCAGCGATCCAATTTCAAATAACCATGAGATCATGATGCCTTTTTCCCTTCAACTCTTAACGTTACAGTTGGGATCACAAACGCATTGACTTTTTTTGCTTCGTTTTCAACTTCCGGTGCAGACAGGAAACGGACAACATAAATATTGTCTTCCCGAGGATGATGCCAATAAAAAGTTTTTGCCATGCCATTTGCCTTGGATGAGTTGTGATACATATCTAAAATCGTGCTTTTGTCTGTGTCGCTCAACCAGTCCCATTGCAGCGTCACCGTAAAAAATGAATCAGAAAGCGTCACGACATCAATCGTACCATCATCGAAATTATGGGCAATTTGGTTTTTTTGTCCGGTTTCCGTCAAAATATTATGCGGGTTTACCGATAGCTCAATAGCCGTATAATCAGCCGTCACTACATCCAAGTATGTCGCCATATCAACCATTAGCAGCCCTCTTTATATAATGTTGTGCAGTTGGATTTGTCCGTATTACTTCTGTTGTAATGTCTTTTATTTCTTTGTTTCCGATTTTCACAACAACTGTAATATTTTGGCCGGAATCTCCATTAAGTTGCACCGGAATCGCCCCAGACTTCAAAGGAATGATTGCTTCATCACCATGAAATGTTGTATTTGGGAGTTGGTATCCAGACAAGGGACCTGATATTATACCGCCATCCGCAAACCTATAATTGTTTAAATCTAAACCAAAATATTCGGCCGCCTGCTCTGGATTGCCTTCAATGCTTGACCGCCCTAAATAAATATTGCCGTAATCAGGAAATGAATATCGCATCTCACCATTAACGAACCCGATTTCTTTTCCCATACGTGTTATTGCTTCGATCAGACTTTGTTTTATTTCATCCGGGCGCTCCTGACCTATGCTATCATAGTAAGCAATTTGAGCAGCATATAGCAGGGAAATATTGTCGTCTATGCTCCCCAGCTTATCAAGTTCATCCGTCATCCACGCAGCATCGTCAATTTTAGATTGAGCTTCGACAAACTCCCTTAAGAGAGAATTTATATCTGTTGCTTCGTCTTCATCACCGATCCTTGTCCTTATTCCACCCAAATGGACACCTTGAACGTACGCCTCTGCATCCTGGTATTGACCTACGCCCTTGAGATCAGACACTACAGAATCAAATAAACTTGCGTAATCACCGCCATATGAATTCGCAAAATCAAGGTAATTTGATGCAAAGCTTGTAAGTGTCGATACCGCAGAACTAATATCATCTGGGCCAGCGTTTTTGGCTTCATCAAGTAGCTGACTATATCTTTTTTCGAAAAACTCCATTGATTGAACCGGCGCACTGGTAGAGCCAAGCAATTCATTGATATACGTTTCAATACTGGCTGATGCTGACTTCCTGGCTTCGATTAATCTTTCTTCACTGTCGATGTAATCCTCAAGCGCATTCATAGCACTGTCAAAAACATCTTGCCGGGTGTCTATTTCAATCTGCAAATATTTTAAATAATCATCTATCGACGTATTTATTTCTTCATATGCGGTTTTAGTAGATGCTCCGGCTGATGATATAGCGCTTTCATAATCATTCACTGCACTTGCAAGCGAATTTATTTTACTTGCGGCACCTGACCCGAAAATATCTTCAAGCACAGCAGATGACATGCCGCCCAACGTACTGATTACTTGATTTAGTTCTGATTTGTTTATTCTTCCGTTTGAAAGAACATCAGGCAACGATTCAAGTTTTTCAATAGCCGCTGCGATTTCACTGTCAGATGTTGAAAATTCACCCTGGACAATCCGATCCTTATAAGAAATGAAATCAGATTCTTTTATTCCGGCAATTTGCGCAGCCGTGTCAAAGTTCCTCCAACTTTCACCGCTCGATGGAGATCCAATTAATGAATCCCCTGCTTCTTTTGCTGCTACAATAATTGCATCCGCTATATTGCTAAACGTAACATCTGGATGATTTAATAATTGATCTACCCAATAGTTATCGCCAGACCGGCCCAATAGCCTTTCAAACTCTTGGTTCACAACATATTCAGCAACAGATCGTTTATAGGCGTCCTCGTTGAAAATTTCGTCTTGGACCACCTCATCACCACGGATCTGGCCGATGCTTGGGACATCTTTAAAATAGTTCAAGACCGATTTTATTTTATTTAGATATGTTTCTGTTTCTCCGTTTAGGTTCCCTTGAGCACTCTCAATATCTGATATGTTTGAAAACATTTCATCGGTTGCTGCCGTAAAAGCATCAGCAAGGCTTCCGATTACATTTTTTAAGCTGTCACCTTCAATTCCAAGATCAACAAAAGCATCAATGGCACCTTCAAGTTCTTTTTTTGTGACGCCTGCCGCTGTCATTTCAGTGAAAAGAGACAGTGCCTGAGCGTTTTCTATTTGCCATGCTGCAAATTGCTGAGCAGCGTTTAGTTGCCCATTGATTGCAAGAGCGACAATATTAGAAGACTCAGAAACATCCTCAATATTTTCAGCAAGTACCCCAAACGACTCTTGTAAGGATTCAATCTCTTTTTGTGCTGATGTCGTATCAATCCTATTCATTGCAGCCACAACGGCCTTGATATCGCCACCGGTATCAATCCAAACTCGACCGATTTCTTCGTTTAGGCCAGATATATATCCGTCTGCTATTTTTTGGGCGATATCGGCATATGTCGCCGATTGAATGGATGTTTTTATAATGCTGTCAATGTCTCCGCCAGAGCTAAGCGCAGATTGTAAGGCATTTGCCGTCAATCCGGTTATATTCGCACCCAATACCTGAGCCATTCCGGTTTGTGCAGTTGTGACTTGACCTACAGTTGCGTTGACACTTTCCAGAGTGTCAATCATTCCATGCCAACTATCAGTTAATGTATTAATGTTTGTGATAGATGAAACGTCAGTTATGCTTGATACACCAGAACCGACTTGTCCCATAATATCAGTGATAACAACGACATTTTCGTATGCAGATTTTGTTGACTCACCGAACTCATCAATTTGCCGCGTGAACTGGCCTATAAAATCGTCAGTAGCTTCAACGACAATGCCAAAATTAATGAACGTATCCAGCAATGATTCTCCGTCTGCCTGGATTGATTCAAAAAAATCGGCATCAAGAAAATCAGAAAATTGTCCGTCGCCGAGACCTGCAATAAACCCATCGGCGAATTTTTTAAACACATCATCACTTACCGCAAATATAGCATCCTCAACAGAGTCGAAATCTTCTGGATGAACCCTGATTCGTTCCCAATCCGTATCAGCCAAAACATCCTTGACAGCATTGGAGGTTAACTCATCAATAGCACTAAAATAAGCATCGAAATATTCAACGATATAATCATTAATCGGCTCTTGGTTGGACATATCCTTTGTAGTTGGGTTATATCCATATTCTGAAATATCACCCTTTCTTATGCCTATTCTTGGTTCTGGTTCACTTTCCAAGGCACTCATGATGAAAGGAATTGCAACAGCAGCAGCAGCTAAATATGGGGCAGCGGCAGACAAAGCACCTACGATACCAGTACTTGACCCCACACCACCAGATAAAACTCCGCCAGCTAATCCAGAGTTGACGGATATCATTGATCCACCAGATCCAGCTAAATATGTTGAAGCTGTTGCACCACCCCAAGCAGAACCAAAAGCAGACGTTCCTAAAGAACCAATCAAGCCAGAACTTAAAGTCGATTCAACGCCAGCAGATATACCGCCAGTTATGGCCTTGTATAAAGTATTACCACCGCTTAACATTGACATAAAGTCAGTTCCAGACCCACCAGCAACATCAGAATATGGCGTACCATTAGAAGACGTTAACCCAAGGGCAGAACCAGCGGCCAAAGTAATTGGCATAACGATATTTTGAGTCAAAAACGCGGCCGCAATGTCTTTGGCTATGTTATCGGCCAGACCAACCAGGGTATCTCCCATGCTGTCAAAGTCGTCTATGACATCCCTGGTGTATCCCTTCATAGTGTCGTACAGGTCGTCGTATGCGTCCTTTTGGGCTTGTGCTATGCTTTTCTGAGTCTCTATCGTTTCTTTTTCAACATCTTTTTGCTCTTCAATCCAATCTTCTTGTGCTTTGTCGATATCGCCGAAAAAATCCTCAAGTGCTGTGTCTACAATGCTACCTTTGATTTCATCCTGTGCTTTTGCAATAGCCATAGCATAAGTCTCAGCGCTAATAGCACCAACGCCAAACAATTTACCCAGATTGGCAGTTTCATCTGCAAGTTGTTCGGTTGGTGTTCTCATTTCCATAGTGACCTTTTTGCCCTCGGCTAAAAGATCATTGAGGATTTTTTCTGCTTCTGCTATTTCTTTTAATTTTTTAATATAGTCATTATTGGCTTTTGTGGCTGGATCTACTGCTTTTTTGACATCTTTAAAATGATTAACAATCTGATCACGCATAGCCTCCCAATCATCTGGATTTCGTAGACTCATTTTGAGAGATAATAGTTGTTTCTCGACATCCTCGATGGCATTTTTAATCATTGGGGTTGGCGCTAACTCAAACTGCTTTTTGAGATTTTCAAGCCAATCTTCAAGCTTTTCAACTTCAGATCGAGTGTCTTCTGATATAACACCAAAATCTTTTAAAAAAGCTATTAATCCAATATCACCTGTCCGCAGGATACCGCCCATTGTCATAATTTTTAAAAATTTTTTGGTCGTATCTGAAAGAGCAAAATCGCTAACGGCCTCTTTTATTTTTTTTATATGTCCTGGTATATCTTGCAGTAAAAAATCTTTATTTGCTTTAACCCATTCGCTTGTCTGTTTTGCAATGGACTCAATATCAGGAGCCAACTCAGCAATAACAGTGTTGAATTGATTTTCTAATTGAGACGTGAGAGTTTTGATTGCATTGTAAGCCTCAGTAGCGCCCGATGCTGTCTCGTCTGACATGACAAGACCAAGGTCGTTGGCTTTTTTTGTCAGATCCTCGATGGCACCAGACCCGGCATTTATCATGCTAACGAACTGCTCGCCACCGGTGCCGCCGAATATCTCATCAGCAATGCGAATCTTGGCTGCCTGGTCAAGCCCTTCCATCCGGTCGATGATGTCCAGAAGCAGGGCCGGGGTATCCTTCATTTTTTTATTCAACTCGGATTGGGAGAACCCCAGCCGCTCGAACGCCTCCTTGGCAGGCCCGGCGCCGGTGACGACAAACTCATCCGCCCGGAGAGATAATTCTTTCATTCCATCTGTCAAAGCGTCTTGAGTGACCTGGTATTTTGACACTGCAAAGGAAAGCTCCTGGTATGCCTGCGCAGTAACACCGGCAATTTCTGCATTCTTTTGCATTTCGGCAGTTGCGGCAAGGGACTGGTTCGCAATGTATCCCATGCCTGCCGCACCAGCAACAATACCCATGACCGAATACAGCCCGTTCATGGCCTTGGAAAGGGTGTCAGATTCACGGGAAACACGGTGAATCTTGTCCGCCATTTCCTGTGCTTCTTTGGATGAATACCCCATCTGCACGGCCATCTGCTTTGTTTCTTTGGCAGACAGGTCAGCGGCGCGGGTCAGGTTTCGCAGTTCGTTTGTGGCGGACTGCATTGCCTTATTTCTCAGCATTTTTTCGTTAAGTCTGGCGAACTCTTTATCAGTCAGTCCGACTGACCGCGCCACGTCGCCCATGGCGTTGGTGATAGCTCCGGCTGTTTGCTTGAATTGCTTCTCTGGGATCTTGGCTGTCTGGGAAAGCTGTGTCAGGCCGGTAGTTATGGTGCGGATACCGGCTGATGCTTGTTTTGATGATATGCCGGAGTTTAGTGATTCTGACACTTCCTTACCGGATTTTGTGGCCGCAGTTTTAAGGGCGGCCATGTCCTTTTTCCATTGCGTATCATCGCCCTTGATAACTACATATATACTTCCTACATTAGTAGCCATTTATTTAGCCTTATTCTCTCTTTCATTAGCCAAAACAACACGAGACACCATCACAACCTTTTCAAAACACATCATGCGATCTTCTATCTGATACAGGTCCATAGCTGCATGTATAGCCATCTGATTAATGGCAATGGCCCCGCCCATTCCAACTATTAATTGATCCTGAACCGTAAAATAAATCATTTCAGCGTCTTCGTTTTCTGGGGAAATAGGTGGGATACATTCAGCACAATCGGAGGCATCCCACCTATCGCCCTTTATTTTTTTGCAGGTTTTGCAGTTCGGTCTGTCTGGGTCCCGGAGCCGGAGGACCCTTTGGATAAATTTTCGTCAGATGCGGCCTTTCTTTCGGCTTCCTCTTCAACCATTTTTTTGTGACATTCAGCCACGAAATCAGCTATTTCAGGAACAATAGAAAGCAGTTTCTTTTTTCCAGAAGGTCCGAATTGAAGCGGTACATTACCATCTTCATCTTCAAAAAAACCTGACCAACCTGTTACCGCTTTCATAAAAAGTGATTCAATTGGCTTCCGGTTATCGGCTTTAGATTCAGGAAAAAATTCACCAGAATCGTTTGCGTGATATACAGTAGAAAACCCTGACATGGCAACCTCCCGTCTTTCACCTGGAGGAATCAGCTTGACGTCTATGGTTGCCTCTGTATCCGGCGCTCCATCCATATCGGATACATTAAATCTTCTCTCTTTTAACTGATAAATTTTACCTAAAAACATAAACATCTCCCAATTTTCTCCCAAAAAAATAAGGCCGGTGAAGGGCTGGGAGAAAGCGCCACTGCCGTCGTGCTCGACTCACCGGCCTGATTGATTACACTAAGACCATTACGCCGGAAACTTTTCCGGTGAAGCTGATTGTGGCCAAACCTGACTTGTCCATTCCGACGTTAAACGCTGTAATTGTCACAGACGATTTTTTGGTAGGGGCACCTGTTGTCAGATTTGGGCTGAAATACCCAGTAGTCTGGCAGGGTTCCCAATAGCTCGTATTGTCAACATAGAGCCGAATATCAGTCAAATCTGAATTGTAAAGATTAGCCTGTTGTAGCGCCTGCTGCCCTGTTACATCTGTTGGTTCATAATGCCCGTTGAAAGATATTGACCCGCCATCTTTCATGCCGTACTCAAACTTTTTCCATGTGTCACCAAAGGCAGATGCGTCGAACTCTTCAACCTGGATACCATCAAGAGACCAAGTACCCATACCAACAATAGTGTTTGCCCCAAGACTTACCTTGCCGTCTTTACCTACTACAGCCATTTTGATTCTCCTATTTTACAATTAAAAAATAATGTCATTAAGACATATTTGATTTCATTTTTTTGCATATTTGATGCAGTGATTTATTGACCTGCATCGTTGTCAAATGACCTACTTCTATACTCGTATCAACAAAGATTTCAATCCCAGCTTGCCTTGCTTTCGAACAAAAATTGATATCCTCTCCCACCGGTTTCCCGTTATTTAACCCAAATTCAAACCATGGATGGGCAACTTTCAAAAAAACATCCATGTCAAACAACAAGCACCCGGTACCAGTCGCATCTACCGGGATCAGATCGCCGGAATACATTTCATCCTCAGAAACCGATTTGTATTTTCCAATATTCCCTCGCAAGAAAATCGGGTCAAATGGCATCCACCGGCGATGAACCCGGACACCGCAAACATCTTTTTTGTGTGACAAAAGCTTTTTAAGCGTGTCTGCCGGGTAAACCTGGTCAGTGTCGAGCATCAAAAGATGTGAACAGCCTTCATCAAGCGCCTGTTGCACCAGGCTGTTTCGTGCATCTGCGATAGATCCCGTCCATGGACCATGCGGAAACCGAGGGACAAGTAACGTGTATTGATCTGGTTTTTCCATGCATGCGAAAGATGTAAAAAATGGCGATGGTACGCGATCATCAACCAATGGAAAGCCAATTGCTATACCGCCTTTCTTCCTTGCACGTTTGCGCTGGTAATATGTCTCCTTGTCGTGAGATTTTCTGTCAGTTGAATAAGCAGACTCATAGAACTCATCACTTGCGCATTTATTAACCGGGTGATGATGTTTCACAAGCGCGTCTTCTGCAAACACCCACAAAGCATTTTCAGACGCAATATCAAAAAGCTCATCATCACACCCGCAATGCTGATATTCTTCCGAAAAAAACACACCATCTGGCAGTATATCAAGCATTTTCCTGTGCGCCATCCAATGCGCTTTTGTGTTCCCGGGCTCGGTGTTAAGACCAACAACGCCCCATCCCTGTTCGAGTTTCTCAACTGCCGCATTAAGCGCGATATCAAAACCGTAAACAAGTTCTGTATCGTCCCCTAAAAATAGGATCCATTCCCGGGTTGCTTCTTTTGTGAGAATGTTTACCATTCTCGGGCAACCGATTCTATCCACATCAACTGCCGAAATGATCTCCGCCTCTGGGAGGTATTTTTTGACGGATTTAATGCACCTGTCTGCTGATTCTGGCCTGACAACCGGTATAATCACGCTTATCTTATCTGTTATCATTTTTGCTCCCCTTGCCGTAATGTTCAATCCGTATGTCTTCATGTTTTTTTCCAAGTTGCGCTATATTCAACAATCGCACGGAAAATCTCATTTTGTGCCCCGTCTCTGACCAATTGCTGATTAACCCGCTCCATGACCACAGGCGTATATCCTGTTGATATCAACCTCGCATGATCATAAACTGCAAGTAATTTATCATAAGCAGACAGTCTTAACGAGTTTGTGGCCGCATATATATCAAATTGTATCAGCAAAATTTCATAATATTCACCGGCCAACATATAATCCGGTCGCCCGGTTATTACCTGGTAAATTCCGTATGTCATCGTTGATGTCTGCGGTGCTAACTCAAGATACAACCCACCTGGCAGCGCAGCCTTTAAATCTGCGTCGGTGTTGTATGCAGTGTATATTGATGTTAAGAGTTGTTGCATTTACTTCGCCCCAAACTGTGCTCTTGCTGCCGCAATATTTTTATCAAGCGCTGGCCTCAAAAACTGATGCGCCGGTGCTGGTCGTGGCCCGCCATGCCCATATTCTACGAGATGAGCATGCGGCGCGGTAGCTTGCACAATCCAGCCGCCGTCCTCAAATTTAGATTTTTTTGCCTTGATTGATCGTTTCAGATTACCTGTCACGACGTTAACACTGGCCCTTGCATCCGCAGCAATCTGTTTTGCAGTCTGCTCGGCGTTTTTATTAATGTAATCTGCCAGCTTTTTTTCAAATTCTGTCAGATCAAGTCTTACATCAGTCATGATACCGCCTCACGGCAAAACAAAACCATGTATCTGTCCCGCTTTCCGTCTTCGATGTCGATTATTTCGTAGTTTGTTCCGTTGTAAAGAATCCGATGTGACCGCGTTAAATCAGCGTACCGTCTAATTTTTAGCTTGAATTGTTCTTTTTCCGAAACCCGGCCAGCCTCAATTCTCTCAAGGCCCTTCAGCGGGATGTACTCAGCCCAGGTTGGCGCACCGTATACCGTTGAGTATGATTCTGTTGACGCACCCATACCATCTTCTGTTATAGTCAACGCCTGTATTGCTATTTTTTGATCAAGCCTGGCAGAAATTACCATTATTTTCTCCAAACCCTGTATTGAGTAAGGATGCTATTTATTGCATCATCTCTATATTTTGCGTACCCTTCTTGCATACCGCCATACATTGATTCTACAAGCATCCTGATTGCGAGTTTTATCGCTTCAGGGATATTCGCTGTATAATCTTCTTCATCGGTTGGATAACCGCACACGTACTTTATTTCAATAGGGTAATCTTCTTGATTTAAAGTTACGCTGGGCCATGTTTTTTGATATCCAAGCACAACGCGCCCGGGCTCTGATCCAGGATCAAGGGTATAATTTGTTGCAGCAAAAGTTTCTTGATTGCCGTCTGCATCCGTGTATTTTATATGGGTGATGGACTGGATAGCAGGGTAAAGCAAATTAAAAACTTTTTCAGGCCATTCATAGAAATAAGCAATTCTTGTTTGCTGAACAATGGCCCGGCCACAAATAGATTCAACCCGTTCCCGCGCAGCTTTTATTAAACCGGCGATCATAAAATCATGATCTGTATGATCAATCCTGAGCTGTTCTTTTGCATCTGTCAGCGTTATCGGTTCAATCGTCGGATGCATATCAATTACTGTGAGTTTTGGGAACATCAGGTCAACGCCCCTTGATATTTCAACCAAACTTTACAAATCTGTTCGGCTGTTGTTGCCCCACCGGCAATTGTTAGCTGAATCTTTTTGGTTCCGGCCACGACTTCTGCGTCAGTATAGAGCAAGTGTTTGTCTTCTGTAAGATTTGCCTTTGCACCGGCGGTTGCGCTAATAAATTCAACAGGAGTGGTGTCTGTGGACTGGACGCTAATTGCGGTCAGAGACCCTGCAGCTGTCCCGGTAAGGTCAGCAGTGATGATCAAACCAAATTCAAGGATTTGAACTGAAGATGCCGGAGCGGTAAACAAATCGTAATCCCCGGCAGCTTGATTAAGATCAACAGTAGTGACGGAAAACAGGTGATCTGGGTTAGTTTTCAAGAACCAGTTTAAGCCGGTATATGCGAACAGACATCCGGTGTCGTATTCGAGGAAGGTAGCGCCGGTGTTTGCTGAAGATGGTTTTGTGTCTGTTGAAAGGCCTATGAAACGGTTGTTCATTGCGCCGATTGCTGAAACTGTCATATTATTAACCCTTTTTCTTTTTTTGGGTTAAAGGGGCAGGTATTACCAGCCCCAATAAAAATTAATATTCCCTGGCAACTCTTACCCAGTCTATATGTGCATCGCAATCGTCGCCGTGGCCTGCGTTTAAAATAAACTGAAAGGCCATTTCTTCACCCGTTGGGACTGTAGCCGTAGCCAATAGGCATGTGCTTGTTAAAGCCTCACCGTTGGCAAAAAAGGTGACGGTTGTCCCGTCGCAATATGCACCCACTTTGATATATGTGTCTGCAACAAGCGATACTGCGTCGGCCTGAACCACGACAGCTGCGCCGGAGGCTTTGCGGTGAACAGTGTCAAGTTTGTCACCATCAGATTCTACCCGTAGGAAGCCGATATAATCTTTGTCTTGCAAGGTGCCTGTTGCAGTCATAACGCCGTCTTGCGCCAATGTACCAGGCTCAACGAATCCGCAAAACAATCCGAACTTTGCATCTGTGATGTTTTTTGCTTTGATCCTTGTTTCCCACCACGACTTTTTACCGGATGTCAAAACAAATTGCCCTGCTGTATCAAGGGCACCGAGCGTCTGTATAGCGACAGACTCATTATCGGTTGTTGTTGCAAGTTTCAGTACGCCATTGGGATCGGTCGCAATGGTTGATATTGTTGATCCGGCAGTTGCACCGGTGAAGCCGCTGACACCATTCGCAAGATACGTTTTAGTTTGATTGTTTGCCAGTGCGTGGCTACCATGGAAATCGTTGAAATATGCCATGCCCTTTGTGGGGTCAAGAACATAATCCATCCAGGGGCAACCGGACCACAAGCCAATAGATGGCCCTCGCCCGGTATTTGCTCCTGCAATGGGCAACGTAATGGTTGCGCCATATTCTATTTCAAATGTTCCGCCATCTGCAATAACGGTTTTATCTCCACCGTCTGTTCGATAGCATTTAGGTTGATAACTCATTTTGTTTTCCTTTTAATCGGTGGTTACCCCGGTGTTCCCCGAGTAGTCAAAATGACCCGATATTATACGGCTGCCAGTTCCGGGTTCCCTTTGACAAGGACAATTGACATGGGCGGATCAACAGTGCCGGTCACGGTTGCAACAAGTTCCAGATAACGCTTCCCGCCAACGTACCCCAGCTTGTATATTGTGTTGTCTTCGGTGGCAGCATCAATTGTCAAAACTGTACCGGATGTTACAGTCAGGTCCAGCATATCATCTGTTTCCACGTTGGCATAAGTGGTGCCGTCAGCAGAGTCCTTCAGAGTGAAAACAATTTTGTTTGATGCGTCCATGCTGGCGTCAAGGCCCACATGGACCAGCAGACAAGCAGAATTGAACCCTTGAAGGTCTATGTCTGTGTATGTCGCCGTGGTGTCAAAGGCAATTGGATCGAGAATTGATTCAACCTCGATGTTATTGTAAAGGTCTTTCATTGTTCTATTCCTTTATTTTGTGAGTTAAAATTTGTTTTTTATCGGTTAAAGGGCATGGCCCCTGATTCAATATCATGCTGCGCACGATTCCTTTTCCTTGCACTGCAATTCATGGTATCTGCAGCCGTCTTGTTTGTGGACCTCTTTGTGACACGCCTTACACAATGTGATCACGTTTTCAAGGTCGTTACTGATAATTTTGTTCTGCACAGCGCCGTCAATGTGGTGACAGTGCAAGGGCGGTTCTGTTTTTCCGCACCGCTGGCATTCCCATCCGTCACGATCAAGGCACATTTGCCTGAGATCCGGGGAGACTTCGCGAGAGGATGCTCGTTTGAAGCCTTTGGGGTATTTTTGTTGCCGAAAAACAGGGCATGCTTTTTTGCATCCATCTGAGCAATAGAAATTTAAGTCGCCGGAACTGTATTTAAATCTGTTCACGACATTCATAAGATATTTCCGTGTCGGCTCAAACCACTTTCCACAATATGAACACATAACATCTAAAAAAAGGCCGTCAGCAGATTTTTTTGTTTTTACCTTGAACTTTATCTGCCCACTGTAATGCTCGTAAGACGGCCTGTCGTTAAGAGCAAATCCGCCCCTGTATCCAGGTGCAGATTCACCAGAGTTAAAAACAGACCGATAATCGTGGAAGCATTTTTGGTCACAAAAAAAAGATTTACACGTTCTATAATTGCGGCTACTTACTTTTTTTGGCTTTCCGCACCATGCGCAAACAACCTCGACATCACAACTAAACATTGCGCCTGACTCTTCAAGACAGTGTTGCCTATAGCACTCGCGGCTGCAAAACTTAATGGGTTTTTTTGTGCCTGGATTGAAGGACAACCACTGCGGCCTGTAAAAAACTTGCCCACAACCTTGGCACTTCAATTCAACCTCGTTTTCTTTTCGCCTGTTTGGGTTTCCGTCGCCAGCGTGAAACTTGGTTTGGCAAATCTTATCACAGAAAAAGTTTTGCGATTTATATTGTGTGTATTGCTTCATTTGAGATGGGCGTTTTTCAATTTCTTTGCCACAAAAACTACAGTTTAATATTACTGTTTTCCTCTGCAATAGACCCATACATTTCCTGCTGCACGTTCTTCTTCTTTCTGCATGAGAGGGCTTGACCCAAAACACGGTTCCGCAAACTTCGCAGGTCTTTTTAACTTGACTCGAACCAGGACATTTTGATACAACAGACTTAGCCATGACACTACCTCCCAATAGGTAATCTTGTGGTAAGGGCATGGATAGGGTTACCACTCTATCCATGCCTGTTTTTATGTCTAAGTAAGATATCATAAAAGCCTTAAAATATCAAGCAAAACCCTTAACTGGTAGCAATCTTCAAGGCTTTTACCGCTTCGTGTAAAATTAAGCCGCCCCCAACTCTTTTAGTTGTATAGAACAGCACATTGCCTTTAGACGAGTACGGATCTCGTAATACACGGATACCCATACGATCAAGGATAAGATACGCCCGCTTGAAGTTACCAAAAAACAGCGGATATGTACCGGCGCCGATATCTGCAATGTTGTCGTCATACGCAACAGGCTTGCCGAGCAACATATCAGGAGTATTTTCCATGAGACCTGGCCGCCAAATGTAATTCCCGTCACCATCTTTCAACGTCCGTATTTTTTCGCATGTTGCGTCATTCATCAGAAAGGTTGCGCCGTTCCGGTAAACAGATTTCAAGGCGTGTTGAAGAGCGATCAGCTTATCCGTGTTGTTAAGAGCGCTTGCATGTCCGCCTGCGACATACCCGACATTGCCCCATGTGTAAGAAGTGTTTGCCACAAAGTCATACCCGGCAATACCTCTGGGGCTTGCAACTCCGTCACCGGTGATAAATGCTTCGCCCTCTTCCTCGTTGAACTCGGTTGAGACTTCATCAGCCAGCCATGATGCCAAGTCCATGAAAGTATCATCCAGTGCCAGCTGGGTTGCGCCTGGTTCTGCGTAAAGTTCTTTCATGTTGATGGTAATCTGTTTCAGCGTCGGCGTGTCGGTTTCTGAACGTGTTTCTTTTTCAGCTACCCATCCCGAAGATGTCCCGCCGGTATTGACGATCTTTTTGTATTCGTTCACTCCGATTGTCCGGACCGTGGCAAGCTGCCGCATAACAGAAATGGTGCCAGCCACCCGCTCAATGGCCTTATCAAATTCCGGTGGTGCAACGATATAGCCCCCATCCGGATCAGATAGAGTGGAAAGCCCAGCCTCAACCTGAAGTTTTTTCACAGCCTCCAACCGGTCATCCCCACCTTTTCTAAACCATGCGTCAAAAGCTTTGGCATGTTCAGATTTAACGCCGTCGGTAGTGGACCCGCCGCCGTCAGGTGCCCCGATCCGGCCAACCACTTTTTCCAGGTTTTCAATTTCGAATTTGAGGTTTTTCAGGTCTGTCATTTCGGCATTGATCTTGTCAATTTTTTCTGACAAGAGGGGATCATCTTTGTTTGTTGACAATTCCTTCAATTTTTTGTCATTCTCAGCCTTAAATTCCTCAAAGGCTTTGCCTATCGCCTCAATTGTTTCTTTTAATTCTGTATTCATATTTATACTCCTTTAAATTTCAATAGTGTATTTTGTGCTGCAATTCGCTCTTCAAGGTTTTTAACCTTTTCTTCAATATAGCTTTCGTCAGGCTGGCGTCCCGCAAGCAAGGCTTTAGCTTCAGATCGAGACATCCCGGCATCCCGCAGGGCACGTTCGATATTTCTTTCAGTCGGTTTTCGTGAATCTGAATGGAAAGTCTCAGGTGCGCTTGCAAACATGGATAAATCAAATTTAGATTCTGCAGTAGACCCGGCACTTATGATTGTATCAACAAACCCTTTTTCTTTTGCTACTGATGCCGTCATCCATGTTTCATCTTTAAGCATTGATTTTAATTCTCGTTTGCCGACGTTGGTATTATCAGCATAGATATCAATCATCTGCTCGTTAATTTGCTTTAATATATCCGCCACGTCTCTCAAGTCATGCTGATTGCCCCACATTCCTGTCATGGGCTCGTGAATCATTATCATTGTGTTTTTATATGCTTGCTTTTCATGGCCGGAAACCGCAATGTAAGAGGCTGCCGAAGCTGCAAGAGACTCTATCCTTGTAATCGGCTTAGACGGATGCGAGGCAATAGCATTAGAGATTGCAATCCCGTCAAACACATCTCCACCCGGCGAGTTAATGCGTATTGTTATTTTCGGACTTGTAATTCCACGTATGGCCTGGATAAAATCTGCAGCATCGTTAAACGGCCAGCCGATTGCGTCATAGATGAGTATTTCCGCTTCATCATCTGTTACATTTTCAATTTTGTACCAATCTGGCTTTTCCAACGGCTTGTTATAAAATTCAGAGATAAACCGGGCGTTTTTCTCGTTTCTGTATGATAGTTTCATTTATCTGTCTTCCCTATGTCTGTTTTTACCGTGCTGGTTCGTGTGCGGTATTCGTCACCGCCATCATATGGGTTCATCTCCAAAAGCTCCCGACATTCGTTTGGATTCATCAATTCTTTATCTATAGCAGTTGCAAACCCATCCATTTGATCCTTGAAAGACCCCCTCAAAAGTCCCTGTGTAACGAATTTGTAGTAATAGTTTTCCTGCATCTGCATTGAAAGAATGTCCCTATTCAAAGCCTCTTCGATTGATACCAACCACGGCACAAGCGTATAAACAACAAAGCTGATAGAAAACTGTTCAGCACTTGCGAATGTTGCATTTGCGTCTGATTTATTAATCAATGAGAGGGGGATCGCGAAAAAGATATCCACAATCTCAGACCTTTGGTATTGCCGTAACTCAAGGAATTGGGCATCTTTTGGGTCAATGGTGATCTTGTGTGCTTTCATTCCCTCTTCAAGCAGCATCAGGCGATGTGCTTTGCCTAAACCGGAATACTTATCATTAAGCGATCCCTTGAGGTTGTTGTAAGCCTCTTCTCCAAGCCTGCCTGGGTGTTCAACAATCATCCCTGGGTGCGTTCCTGACCCGAAATATCTTGCACCAAATTCTTCAGCTGCCAGACCCAAGCCAATTGATTCCCGGATATACTGAATTGGGTTAACACCTGTAAAGCCGTCTGAAACCATGCCCTTTATGTGGAGTATCCGGCTTGAATCAAATATCTTTTCATCGCCGTTGCCAAACCGAACTTTATATTTTACTGACCAATCTTTATCTTGAGAAACGCTTAGCATTTTGTCCGGATGAATAGGCAATAATTCAGATACCGTTCCACCCTTGCCGCCTTTATAAGCATAGAAGTTGCCGCGCAAAGCAAGGTGGTTCATCATCATTGATTTGAATTCGCTTGGTGTCATCCAATCGTTTGGCCGGTTGTGGATTAGACGGTATTCTTTTGTTTTTATAGCTTTTACTTTGTTCTTACCTTCCATGGTGTAAAGATGACATGGAAGCTGCGCCAATGCCCTTGATAGTACGTTAACGCATGAATATACGGTTGCTTGGCGCATTGCAGTATCGCTTGATACCGAAGTTCCGGCAACAGTTGACCCGCCGGAAAACTGTTCCCGCAATACCCTTTCCATCTCTTTAGATATCGCTTTGGGCCGGGCCATCCTGGAGACAATGCCCATTATTTACCGCCTGACATATAAGCGGTTAACATCAAAATTGTGCCTGATACTATGAACGCAAGATACGGCTTAATGAGATACACACCATAAGAAAGGAGTCCGAGCCCGATGAAATATAATAAATCGCGAATGTCGATAGGGGTCAAAGCAATAGCTTTAATTCTTGAAAATACTGAAAATGTAAATCTCATAAATGCCATTTCTTTTTCTGGCCTTTTGATAATTTAAATACGCCTATCTTATCAGTGTTTTGTGTTTATTTGATATGGAAGGGAGGGGATTAGAGGGTATTGCAGAAAAAGAAAAAGCCCAGGGGTTACCTGAGCTTTTGGTGGTGGGATGGTTGGTGGGTTAAGATGTTTTAAGAAAACTTTTGATGATGTGCCGCACAAAGGAGCTTATTGTGTGACCCTGTTCTTTTGCCTTTTTTTCAAGTTTTGCTATATCTTCTTCTCCGAGCATCACTTGTATCGCTTTCTTCATTTTCTACCTCGCTTTTTGCCGGGTCACTGAATATAGCATGGGTGGCCCGGCTTTTACGATCTAATCAGTCACGACTTCAAATGTTCCATACCCCATGCCATTCGATTTTTTTGAGTATGGCCGACCCTCGCCAAGACCGCATTGAATACCGGCCCTTGCCACAAGGTTTATAACATCTGAGCTTGTGAATTGATCGGCATCATACCGCAGAACCACATTCAATTTCCAATCTCGCCACATAGGCCGGATTCGAATGTCAGCAACTCCAGTAGCGTTCCTGGTGGCCATTTCTGTTTTTTCCGGTTCGCCTGCGTCGATTCTGACAAGCGGCTGGCCGTCAACCTGATCCAGTCCATCGGCTTCGACAAACAAGCTCATTTTGGCATGGGTCATCTTGAACCCGGTCATCCTGCAAACATCAATACACGCGTTCCGCAATGCTGCTGCCGGGACACCAATCCATCCTTCGGTTGATTTGTGCATAGCCTGCTGAAAATCATCTTCAAAATCCCGTGCTTTGCGTTTTGTCCCCTTGCCTGCCGTGCTGCCAGCCTCCATCTTGCTCATCATTGCCTGCATCGCCTTTGCTGAAAACCTGGCCTGCATCAAGGGTGCAGTGCCTTTAAGGGTTAATGCGATCCGCTCAAAATTTGGCGGTGTGATTGAAATTGATTCTGTTTTCTGTTCTGCTTTTTTTGCCATTGTCTTTGCTCCTTTATAAATCCGGCTGTTGTTCCGGTCAGCCGGTTACCGGGTTGTACTTATGCCTGCCCTGCCGAGCCGCGACTATCCCTGCCTTGCCGAGCCATGCCTGCCGCGCCTCGCCGTGCAGCGCCACGCCGGGCCATGCCCATCCTAGCCATGCCTCGCCCTGCCTCGCCGAGCCAAGCCAAGCCTTGACCCGCCTCGACCCGCCTCGCCTGCCTCGCCTGCGACGCCGTGCCTCGCCTATACGTGCCTCGCCATGCCGAGCCTTGCCTCGCCTGCGACGCCTTGCCATGAGGAGCAATTGTTAAGCGGAAAGAGCTTCCCGTACTTCCTGGAAAGCCTTTTTAGCACGCTGGAAATCTGCCTTTTGTCCGTCTCCCCGGTTGGCCGCTGCTGTTTCCAGCTCTTCAAGGGCAAACTGAGCGGAGTTCAGCTTTGACACCATCGCCATTTTGGCCCTCTGATATTCGTCTGGCAAGTTGACAACGATGGATGCCGGTTTGTAATAGCCTTCCTGTGTCGCTGCGTTTGGTTCAATCCTTGGAACATGGATCAGTCTTTCTTCACGGTCTTCAACGGTAATTGTGACCTTCCTGATCCACTGCCGGGCCTGGATGAGCCTAAACTCATGGCCTGCTTTTTTATTATCCCATTCAAAGGCATTATGAATGGGGCTGTTTTGGGGTTTTGCCGCATTCAGTAAACCCGATGGCGTCACCTGCCCTTGGTCTTTATAGATTTCATTTACTTTCTCTTGGATTGCTTTTTTTATGTCCATCTTATGCTCCCTGTTTTAGTTTATGCCTGCCACGCCTTGCCTCGCCCAGCCAGGCCTTGCCCTGCCTGCCATGTTTAATGGCTTATGGTGTAAGATATTATGATATATTATCTTTGTCAAGCAAAAAAACATATTTTTTTAATAAAAAAAAGCCCAGGCGAAAACCTGAGCTTCTGTGGTGTAGGTAGGTATTTTAAATTACAATGAAAACCTCGATTCAGGATCAATGATAGAATTTTTACGGAACGCAATAACAGATTCCCGATGCACACGGATTATCTTTCGGTATTTTTCGGCTGTGATCAGGCCGTCGGATATCCAGCGATACACTGTTACAGGATTAACAGAAAAAAACTCTGCTACTTCATCTACTCTTAGAAGCCCTTTTTTTGGTAAGACCATCAAAATGTTAACACTCCTCTGGTTGAATATATTGACGTTTCATCTACCTGAGTATACATTGCCCGGGCCATGGCGGTTATTAGCGCCACGGCGCCATCTATCTTATTCTCATCACCCTCTTTGAAGGGAAAGATATTATCTTTTTTATCCACTCGACAACACACGTTTGCAATCATCCAGTTTGTGACCGGGTTGCCGTCGTGCTTGAGTTTCTCTGATTTTACCAGGGCTTCAATTTCTTTCATAGGTTCAGAAAGCATTGTTACAGTTTGAGGAACTTCAACGCAGGCCACACCGTCACCGATCAAATTTGTGATGAGTTGCTGGGCGTTCCATGGGTCATTACACACCTCTCCGCTTCCGTTTTCAGATCCTGCAAGGCCAAAATCCTTGGCATCCTGCTTGATGCTTTCCTGAATTTCGTTAATGTCAATTCTGGCCCCCGGCGTTGCTTCCATGTATCCGTCATGCACCCACCCGGCATAGTGGGCATGTTCTTCTGAAAATGTACGCTCTTCCGGGATGTAGTATTTTGCAAACAGATAATACGTTTCATCCTCTTTGAACAGATATATTTTCGCAGCAACGTCAATCTTTGATGCCAGATCCAGTCCCAGGAAAACCGGTTTGCCTTCAAATTGTTTCATCCTGATATCCGGGTCATAGCATTTGCCCCACTCAACCATATTCATCCAGGCGTCACCGGCGTTGCTCCACATATTTAAATGCTTACATTTGATAATGTTCTGCTTCCGGGGATCTTGAATGGCAGTCTTTCTCTGGGATTCCAGGAAATCAGCGTAAATTGACACGCCATAATTAGGATTAGCTTTTTGCCATGTCTCTGATGCTGTCCAGTCATCGTCTTTGTCTATGGTATATATCAAGGCGAACAACTCATCATTTACCAATTCACCAGACAAAACCTTTTCACACCTCTTCTGCATGGCATAGCAGGGATAAGCTGTGTTGGTTCCGGCTGTGGTTATGACAACCATCATGGGCTGCGACCTTGCGCCCATTCCGGTCTTTCCGGTGTCATATGATTCCTCTGTCTTTGCCTCATGGAACTCGTCTAAAATATACGCATGTGGTGAACTTCCGTCTCCGGGCTTACCTATCACTGTTTCAAACCTGGACCCTGAAGACATCGAATATATATTCCCAGGATTCTTGTCAGATCCACCCTGACTAATGTTGAAATACTCCCTAAAATCAGGTGCTTTTTTTGTCATCTGCCAAGCCGGACGAAAAACCTCAAAGGCTTGCGCTTCAGATGTTGCTGCGCTGTAAATCTCAGCTCCCTGCTCACCGTCCATTGAAAACATATACAGGCCGATGATAGCCCCCATCGTTGACTTTGAGTTTTTACGGGGAATAGCCGCGTATATCTCCCTGAACCGTCTCAAGCCGTTTTCTTTTCTGACCCAACCAAACGGAACGCCCATCAAAAAACACTGCCATGGCTCCAGTTTGAAATACTGCCCTGCCCATTTGCCTTTTACGTGTTTCATGTTTTGAGCAAAGTCAAGGATGCGCTCTGATTTGTTTTTGTCAAAGCGATATGGGTAGGTGTTTCCTTTTTTGGTTGACGCTTTGAGATCATCAATGTGCCGCTGACAGGCTTGCCGGATCTGAAGACAGGCCGTGGTTTTGCCGGATGTGACTGATCTAGCATATGCGTTTAATTTGTTTGTAAGCGGATATGACATTGTTTATTTGAATTTTGCAAACCTATTTTCGTCATGTCGGGGCTTTTCAACCGAAACTCTGCTCCGGTCGGCTGGCGACAAACCAAATATACCAATAAATTTCCGCATATGTTCCATGGCCTTATTTGCGATCCCAACCAACGGATTCTGAATAATATTTCCGGATTGCGTTTCGATTACCAATGATGTTTTATTAAGCTGTTCTTCAGCCAACCGCCACCTGCCATACGCTTGACAGTATCCAGCCAGGGCAGCTTTGTCCAGTTCTGTCAGCAAACCCAGAGGCAAAAGTATATG